CACCATTTCGGCCATCGGAGACATTTAAAAAAGTAACCTCTTCCGAAGCTACTTCTTTATTATCTACCCACGCTGAAACCGTTAAGGCTGTCGGTTGGGTAATCTGAGATGCTACCATGTCATAGGTCATACCTACATACTTAATAGCACCGTCAATCACAAAACGCCACGTAGCGTTAACGGTTTTATCGCCTTGTTTCAAGATTGGTCGAACAGTCGAGCGACCAACACCATTCTTAAATACTGTGCCGTTGGTTGTCGTGATCTCGACACGGTATGGTAGAGATTTGGAAACAATCTCATCAATGCGTTGTTGCAAGTCAGACGATGGCTTATTCACGATTTTACGGTAGTTAGAAAATACAACCGAGTTATTCAACGGCATGTCGAAACTGACAACCATTTCAGTGACACGAGCTTCGAGAGCTAGACCACCTCTAAAATTATTATTGATAATCTTAACGGTATCGCCTAAATTAACATCCTTGTAGTTTTCAACGAAACTAGATTGAATATCGACGGTGTAGGTCAATAGTGGGTAAGCATACTGCTTGATGGTACGTAGTGCGTAAGCCTTAAGTGCATTGACATCCTTGTACTCGGTTTCAAAGTCCTTGCGTGTCCAGTTATCCGCATTGCCTGGATTCATGGTAGATGGGTAGCGTTCCCTAGACAGTGGGGCGAATACTAAACTATTACCACGCTTAGAATAGAACTCTACTTGTCCTAACTCGTTCTTTTCCTCGAATTCAACATCGTTTAGGTTAACACCATCTTGGCCAATGAAATTACCAGCGTTGAAAAGTTGCGTTTTATCACTAGTGACTTGGACACCCTTTAATTCGTTTTGAAAATAAAGGACCACATCACCCCTAACCTTACCAATACCGTGGTGATTTTCATCCGGTTGTTGATAGATGTCGATGATGAAGCGTTTTAAAGTTCCGTCTCGGTTCAATTCTGTTCGAAATGCCATTTCAGCATCAAACTTAGACATCAAACTTCTCAATTGGGCCAATCGTGTATCTTGTGCTTCAAACTCAACTTTTCGTGTTTTATCTGATACCTCATTGACACCGATTTCCATATTCGCAAAACCAAGATAGCCCATGTCGTTCAGATACCAAGCTAGTGTCTGAGCGTTATCGCTTTTGTAAGGAATTGCCCCCTCTTGTGCCAGTTCTAAGTTTGTGTTGTTACAAGTGACCTGAAAATTATCATCGTTCTCAACTAACTGTGATACATAAAAAACATGGTAAGTGTTATCGTAGTAAAACGAAACAAACATATCATCATTGATATATTTAACATCCTCATGTAGCTTTCCGTCTACAATTTTAGGGATTACGAAATCGAATGTACTAGTTGCGTATTCGAGGTAAGAATGCCATTGACTGTTAGAGTAGGGCATCATGCCAGGAATGTTATTATTCAACGCACAAACCTTACGCATGTTTTTGTCATGAATCCAAATTTGCATTAAACGAAACGCTCCTTCCATGTGATTTCAATAGTCGGGTCAGTCCTTGTCCAACTTGATGTATAGATGTCGATTTCAGTTTCACCAGTGCCGATACCGAACGGCTCGGATAAATAAGTTAACTCATTAGATGCCGGCAAGTTATCGATTAGGGTTTTACCTTTTGCCATGTCCACCTCTAAGATAGAGCCATTTCGAAAGCGATTAGGGATATCCTCCTCTTTGTTCACATGGTGCTTAGCGTAAACGAAGCTATCCAGATACAAGTGTGTGATCAATGGCCAATCTTTGATACCAAAAATACCGATGTGGATTTTGGCTGATTTTTTGCCTTTAATCTCTGGAACGGTATATTTTGGGTAAGAGCCTCGCCAGTAAAATTGAAGGACATCATCAAAACGTTGTACATCAGACCAGCCTTGTGGCTCGTTGAATGGGTTAGCAGTTGATACATGCGTTCCATAGAAATGTTTTCTATCAAGGATTTTATACCCACCCTTCCCATCTCCTGCCATAAAATTATAATGGCAGTCAAAACCGTTAGTGTGCTTGTAAGTTTCTACACCATAGAGAAACATACCATTGGCGTCCGTCACAGAAATTTTGATGAAACCGAATTGATTTGCAGCGCCCAACCACAAGATTTGTCTCCACCAGAAATATTCATACAACGAACCTTTCTGTCCGTTGCTATCTGCCGGAATTTCCCAAGTCAACGAACCACCTCGTAGATATTTATCTCCAGCGCCTTGGTTTGTCAAAGCAATGTGTGGTCTACCCCAAGTGTTATCAATCGCAAGTGTGCCATTTAGTGCATGGCTATCATCGTTGAATCGCCCTTGGTTTTTAACGCCATCGGCAAACCCTTTAGTTATCCAACCATTAGAAACGTAGTCGAACAGAATTTCAGACTGCTTGACCGTCCGAGTGTCTACCTCGTTTGGATTGCCAATCTCATAGCTTTCACTAGACGATTTTACAATCCCAACCCAGCCATTATCTGAGTTAAATTTCAATTTAATGTTTGGGTAAGTTTCAGCCGTGCCAAAGTTTTTCAAAGTAGCCTTGTAATGTCCAGTCGAAACTTTCTTAATACTGCCGTATTTCGTTTCGCCATCGCTACTTACAAGGGCTTGTGCTTTGTTTTCACCGTAGCTTTTAGGTACGTCGAACGTGACCGTTACCGTTGCGGTAATCGGTGCCGTGTTCTTATCCACGGTAAGCGACGCTTGACCGGACGGAATAACTTCCCAAACCTTGTTAGGTTCATCGCCGAAGATCAATGGTTTCGGTTTATCTACATTCAGATAACCGCCTAGCGTTTCAGCAATGGTATTAAAGTAATCGTAGTTTCCAACTAAGTTAAACGATACTTGAATCTGCTTAACTGACAAGGTACTGTATAGGAATTGCTGACCATAACGTCTACGCCCTTGGTCTTGATAGTTGTTGTTAAAATTGGATGCCACGTTTTTAGTGACATCAACTGGAACGGTACGACCTTGCCCCTCATTAAATAATTCGGTTAAGTTTTTACCGTCAAAAATGACTGACATTCCTATCAAATAATGCTACCTCCTAACAGCGCTTGTCTGCGCTCATAATCGTTTGTTGCCTTAGCCATGAACGGTGCGAGACCGTTTGATACACTTCTTCCATCGATAACGTTTCTGATCTCGATTGGGTTAGAGCCATTGGTTACTAATTGACTTAGCAAACCAATCATGACATCCAACTTATCTTCGAGGACAGAAACACGCTCACGGTCTGAAGCGTTATCGTGGTTGTCTTGTGGGGCATCACCAGCGAAACGAGCCACTGCTTCAGTAAGCAGTTGCCACGCCCTGCCACGTTTGGCGATATCTGTTGGAATAACATACTCTGGCATATCGCCTTCAGCTAATTCATAAACACCGTTTTTGTGGACTAGACCACCGTTAGCGTAGCCGTAGGCTGCGACACGGTTAAAGGCTGCATCTGATGTACCGTAACGGTGCTTGATGTAGTTAATCGCAGCAAGCAAGTTATCATAACCATTACGGATATTGTTGTGCCCTGGGTGTTTGTAAGCGTTAAATGTTGGGCCAATGGTCTGCATCAAACCAATAGATGGTGTACCAGCTCTGGCGTTACTATCCCAATTGTTTTGGACGTTAGGGTCACCACCAGACTCACGCTGGATAGTTGCCAAAATCTTCGATACACGGAAACTGTTAGCTTCGATGCCGTTAGCTTCCAACGCTCTAACAACAGAGCTGCGCCATCTTTCAACTCCAGACCCTTGAGGACCATCTTCACCACCACCGGCTGGGCTGAGCAATGGACCAAGGGTTTTCTTGATCCATTCAAACATTCCACCAACTTGTCGTTTAATTAAGCTTTGAAGCGGGTTGTTTCGGTCCTTAAGCGGTTTGCTATCATCACCACCGCTACTTCCACTGTCTCGGACACCGAAATCAAGAAAGGTAGCAGCGTTTGAAATATGACGTCCGGCGTATTGGTGATACTGACCATTCCCACCGTAGTTGTATTCTTCACCGTCATAGGTATCCCCGTGAACAGCTGTTACAAAGTCAACGTGGTTGCTTGAAACAGGACCGCCAGTGTAGACGGCTACTGTACCCGGTTTTGGTCTGCTTAAGTGTGGTACACTCGCAGAAATCCACTGGTTACCGTTACCGAGGTGGCTAAATAGACTAGGTTTAACGCCAAGGTTTGCCAAACGGCTAGCAACGAATGATACACACTCACGATAGAAGTAACCCCATGGGTCAGCACCAGCATCTTTAGCCTTGTCTTTGAATCGGTAGTCATCACCTTTGGCACCCATTGCCACTGTACCTTCGTCCATTGAAGCGTTAGCCATAGACCAAAGCTCTTTCCACCAGTTTTTAGCTTCTTCGATAGGTTTCTTATAAAGCGCATTACCGAGCGGGTTAAACATGCCGGCTAACTTATCAGCGTTAGGACTGAATTTCTTAGCTAATGATCCGACTGGGTCTTTAACAACATCGGTCACAAACTCAATCATCTTCATGAATTTGTCAACACCGTTCTTCATAGTGTCCCAAACTGAGCCCGCTACGTTGGTAGCAGTATCCCAGATTTTAGACCAGAAACCAGTACCCTTGGCAAACGCTCCACGCTCTACGCCCATAAGCATAGCTAATTCACTAGCGTTGATGACCTCTGAGCCAGCTGGCAATAGGTATTCAACATTTCGCCCTTGTGGCAAGAATGACTTACCGTTTGGCAAGATAACCATTTCTTGGTTGTTTGTCTCTGGGCTATCGTAGCCATCGTTTAGTGTGGCAAGCGTAGGCTTAGTGATTGGGTTTCGGTATGAGCTAAACATACCAGTACCACCGGCAAACTTGACTTTCGGAATTTTAGAGATAGCTTCTTTACTACCACCAAAGTCAGAAATCAGTTTGTTGATACCGTCGATACCAGCGTTTGGCAGTGCAATGACGGCATTGATACCATCACCGGCAAGTTTCTTCATGCCGTCCCACATTTCGCCAAAGCCTTTTTTAACGTTGTCCCACGTATCTTTGAAGAACTTAGCGATATTAGTCAATGCGTCGTTAATCAGTTTGGTAATGTTAACGCCAAATTTTTCTTGTGTTAACGCTCCGATTTCATCCCATTTTTTAGATAGGAATTTCTTAGAGTTTTCCCAACCGTCAAACCAATTCTTATTGATGCCCTTGTGGTGCTTGTCGATGTCCTTACCGAGGGCAGTCATAGCTTCCGTAGCATTGCCCTTGATACCTTCCCATGTCTTAGATGCGAATTTCTTAACGTTGTCCCATTTTTCGCCCCAATCTTTCTTAAGGTTACTCATGTGTTTGGCAACGCCTTTCGCCATATCTTTAACATGGTCAACTGTGCTATCGACAAACTTCTTGAATGGCTTGTTATGCTTATACATCAACTCAAACCCAGCGACAACTGGATTGGATATGACAAGCAATTTCTTAGCAGTGTTAGTAAAGGCTTTAATACCTTTTTCACCACCAGTGAAATAATTCTTGGTCTTTTCGAAGCCTTTTTTGGTGCTCTTGGTCATTGAGTCCATCGCACCAGTCCAAGTCTTCTTCATGCCATCCCATGTCTTACCGAGCCATTTGCCAGCATTAGAGAAACCGTCCTTGATGCTCTTAACGATACCATCAACGAATTTCTTAAATTTCTTATTGTGCTTATAAATTAAAGCAAACGCTCCAGCAATCGGATTGGCGATAAATAAAAGGACTTGTTTCCAGTCCTTTTTGAAGAAATCAATGATCTTGCCAAAGATTTCTTTGGTGACTTTGAAGATTTTATCAAAGGCTTTCTTAGCAGCGCTAAACATGCCATCAACGAATTTCTTGAATTTCTTATTGTGTTTATAGAGCAATACCAAGGCAGTGATAGCTGTAGTTACCGCAACCACAATCAAACCAATGGGATTGGAAGCCATTGCTAAGTTCATTGCCTTTTGTGCCGCTGTCATTCCGACTGTAGCTGTTCGCCATGCGTGGATACCTTTAACGACTGCCGTTATTCCAAGAGCAACCTTAGAGCCTACAAAGTAAGCAGCGAACAAAGAACCGACTGTTTTAATAGCCGTCTTATGTTCGGCAATACCACCCAAAGCCTTGGATAGTGATGTTACTGGTCCTTTGGCCTTCTTACCATTGCCAGTCATGAGATTGAAAGCTCCAGCGACACCTTTAATCATGTCTACGGCTACTTCCCAAACACCACCGGCAAAGTCTTTACCAATACTAAACACCGAACCCAAACTATCTTTAACCTCTTTAAAGAAAGCAACAATTTTAGGGGCGTTGTTAGCAATGGTTTTACTAACATTATCAACGACTTTGTTGAGACCGTCCATGAAGCCATTAAGCTTATCTGTACCATTTCCTAAATTAAAGACCTTAGAAAAGGCGTCCATGATAGTGCCTAGACCTTTGGAAACGTGCTCCCCTAAATCTTTAAACTTGGTTTCTGTGTTAGGGTCAGCAACCCAATTACCAATCTGTTGCAAGAATGGATTTTTCATTTTATCAATAGGGTCACGGAAAGCAGCGACTACCGCTGGCATACGGGACTGAATTGTTCTTTCAAGCCCACCGATAGTGGTTGAGAAGTTAGCAGTGGCATCTTTGTACTTGTCTTGCAACTCGAACAAGGCTTTCTGTGCCATCTCAGCGGTAATCTTACCGTCTTTCTGCAATTCGGCATATTTCTCTTGGGTCATATCTGTGATCCCAAGTTCTTGTGCAGCTACTTCTTTAAGCTGGTTCTTCATTTCCGGAAAGACATTGATGATTGACATCATGTCTTGCCCTTGGACCTTACCATTAGCAATCATTTGCGCCCACTGAGTAGCGAAATTCTCAACGGCTGCATCGGTCTGACCGAATGCGTCTTGCAATGTCAAGATAGCTTGCGTTTGTTGCTTGGTTAACTCAGTGTTGTGAGTAACGGCATAGAATTTCTGGTTCATGCCGTCAACCATTTCGGTCGAGTTAGCCGCAGCTTGCGCCATTTGGTTGGTCATATCGACCATTTTCTTACCTTCTTCGGCGTTGCCCGTCAAAGTTAACCAAGTGGCGTTCATGGTTTGTTGGTATTTAACGTATTCGGCACTAGACTGTGCGATTTCGTCAAACTTACCCTTAATAGCTCCCAACGCATTTTGAAAACCGTTACTGATTAGGTTAGCTGCGAACGTAGCGCCAAAGATGCCTTTCAGCCGTGAGGTTTTATGTTCAGTCTCACTGACTTCACTACCTAAACGTTTGAAGCTCTCTTTCAAGCGACCAATGAATGTACTAGAGCGTTGACTTTGCTCAATTTCGTCATTCAGCTTGTCAGCGGCATTTCTAGTATGTGCTAGACTAGTAGCCGTTTCGTCTAAACGTTGCTTTTGCTTGCGGTATTCATCACTTGTTTTTCCAGACTGTTTAGCGACACGCTCAAGCATTTCTTTCTGGGTCTCATACTGTTTATTTAAATTAGTAATCGAACCCTTGTATTGCTTAAGTTGCTCTTGTCTAGCTTCATCTTCCTTACCTTCAGCCTTTAAGCGCTTGATGTAAGTGTCTGAGGCTTCATTTTGAGCTTTGTACTCACGTTGTAATTCAGCAAGCCCAGACCTATGGTAATCAAGGCTATTTTTAGCTTGCCGTTGTTGATTTTCCAACGATGCCAATCGTGTAGTAGCTTGGTCAATCTGTTGTTGGTACTTAAGGTACTGTTCAGCCGTTTCAGCGGTACTCCCTTTAAGTTGAGATTGTTCTTGTTTCAGTTTCTCAATCTTATGTTGTTGGTTTTGGATAGCGTTCCCCAAACCATCGTACTTAGCTTGTGCTGCTCCTAAATAGTCACCAGCGCTACGCATTTGGCTTTCTTGTGCCTTCCATGCGTTCGTAGAGCTATTGACTAACTGAGTTAGTCGTTTAATCGAGTTAGCCGCTTGTAACGTGTCTAAGGCGATTTCAGTGGACATGGTAGCTTGTACTTTTGCCATGTATTATTTTTTCCTCCTTTCCTTAAATATTTAGAGTAAAGATGTTGGGTCTACCATCCTATCTTCTTCCTCTTTGGCATTTAAGATTTTCATTAACTCGTAATAATCAGTGTCGTAATACTGATCTAGTGTCCACCCAAAACCTTGGATTGATTTTTTAGCAATGATTTTTAAATCTTCAATGCGATTTTCTAAATCAAAAATCTGTTCGCCTTTAGATTTTAGTCTTTTGGGTCAGTTTCACCAGTGGCGTTTTCAAGTTGTTCGTCTGTCAAACCGTACATATAGCCGACCAATTTTTCAGCAATCTCTTGTGTGCGCTCATTGTCCAAATCAAGCAATTTATCATAGGCTTCATCATCCAAGTTAAGAACAGCACGAATGAAACCAAGCATTTCTTTGAGAATTGTGAAGCTTGCTTGCGCTTGCTCTTGTGTGTCACCATCTTCGACAGTATCGCTAATTTTAAGGACTGCCAATTGATATTCATGCATGCGCAACACATTGCGGTTGCTTGTTGTGACTTTGAATGCTTTCTTACTGATTTCTGGAATTTGAATAGTTCTGATTTCCATTGTGTCTTTACTCCTTTAACAAAAATAGAGGTCAGGCCATGAGCCCGACCTCTTGCGAATTATTTAGATTATCCACCGACTACTGGTGTACTAGTGAGAACATATCCACCAAATACTTCTTTGAACATGTTAGCTTTATCAAAAGTAGATGCTCCAGAGAAGTATTTCTTGTAAGGCTCACCACCGAACGCAGTCGCTGACAAGGCATTGAATGTCATGTTATCGTCTTGACGAGTTTGTGCAGTGTCGGTATCTGTTGCAACGTTTTGAGTTGATTCTTGCATGATACCATTAGCAAAACCAAAGAATACCGAGTGCTTGCGGTCAAGTGTTTCAGATTCAATCAATACCGCTGTGTGAGGTTTTTCGCCATCCATGACGTAACCACCTTTGCCATCTGGTTTAAAACCAAGCAGTTTTTGTTTGATTTCAAAATCAAGATTGTTAAAGTCAAAAGCGACTGTTGGTGAACCTGGTGCAATCATTACATCTTGCACTGAGTTGTTCCCTGGAATCTTAGTCGCTTGACCTTCCAAGTTTGAGATGTTAGCGGTACGAGTACCAAGCATAGTTGAATCAACTTCAATAACGCCTTCTGTTGAAAGGCCGTCAGCACCTTTAAGTAGTTTTTGGGTTTTAGGGTCAACCAATGCAAGGCGGACCATTTTCAAACCTACAATTGCCATATAGTATTTTCTCCTTTGTTAAATTAATTTGTCGAGAGCAACAAAAAAGACCGCCGTGATCTGCAATGTATCGGGGTCTATGCTATGTTCTCTCATATCTGTAATCGAGTAGTGCTCAGATTTTAGGAATTTCAGCAATTCCATCTCAAAGGCTTCAATATCAAAATCAATGTCAGCTTTGTAAAAAATCTGTACCTCTACCCTGTCTGTTTTTCCGAAAAAGGTATTATTTCCGCTTAAATCAAGGGATGGGTTGCTTTCTGTGAGCAAAACGATTGTCTTATCGGTATTTTCTTCGAGTTCTTTGGGCAAGTTGTTTGCATATACTTCGCTTATTTCACCAAATTCTTTGCCCTCAATTAACTCTTTAAGTTTTACGGTTGCTAACACTTAATCACTTCCCTCCTTTTCTGCGAATGAGTTTCTCATATTCCTCTTTTTCTGCCAATAGCACTTTCCTTTGGACAGCACTATCGTTTTGGGCATTGGTAACGAAATGATCAGCACGATATTTCTTGGTGCCGTCATTTAATCGTCTAGCATTTTGGGCGTGGTAATTATTCTTCCATCCTACGGTTGCCACACCGTTCTTTCTGCCGTCTGCATTAGTGGACTGGACAGATAAACCGTCAGCCATGTGCCCATACTTCAAATGTTTCTTATTTGAGTAGTGTTTCTCACGGGTTACATCTTCTAACTCTTTTTGAAACACTTTCGCACCAGCGGTAGTAATCTTAGCTTGTTCCGCCGGTGTGATATCGCCAATACTGGCTACCGTTTCAAGCCAGCCCTCTAGCGCCTTATCAAGCCCTACCATAAGCCATCACCCAACTTTCTTGCGTTTTCTCAAAGTCAGAAAGTCGTAGCGGTTAAGCCCGAAATTTTCGTTCGGACTCACTCGCACAATGTCATACTGAGTGCCATTTAGGACGGCGACTTGACCTTCTACCACTTTGGCATTATGGCGAATGACGATAACTTTTGTATCGGTTTCGCCATTTTGCTGGGCTAAATACTCTTGATTGAGTGTGCGAGTGTGAGGTTTATAGTGCAACGTAAACTGTTTCACGAATTTTGGAACGCTTACGCCCGTGAATTTATTGGGCGTGCTTTGGTATGTGCCAAAATCAGCCTTAAAACGAAAGTCCGAGGGTAAATATCTAACTTTAGGCATTAGTCACCTCTTTCTTCACTGAATGTTGCGTATAAGCCCCTTAACTGCCCGATAATGCTATTCAAAGTGAGATTGATAGGATAAGTTACCGTATCAGTTAAAGCCACCCGGTATGTGAAATAAGTGCTTGTTAGGGCAATTACAGCCGTGTCAAACAAAGATTCCACGCTATCAAGGTCATAGAATTTCGGATCATTACCGACTGCATTGATAATGTACTGTTGAGCCGATTCAATGTAAGCTGGAATGAGTGCAGTGTCGTCTGTCTCATCCAGATTGAGGGTCTGCATGATAGTTTCCTTAGATACACTCATTACTTACCTCCTAATTAAGCCCCTGGCGTAAGATTAGCTTTTTGGTCGGCGATTGCTTTGAATGACGCTGGCACAAATGCTTCTTCATCCGTTTTAACAACATCAAAACGGTCAATAACACGTACCTTAGTAGTGTCAGTTTCAAATGCTCCACCACCAATATTAGTTGAAAGTAGTGACAAGTGTTGACGGTCAAACAATGTTACTGCTTGTTTCAAGTCACCAAAATAAAGTGGCATTGCTCCACCAGTACCATTAGCAAGCCAACGGTCAGAAACTTCTTTAACCATGAAACCATCGATTGAGTAACCAGTTGGTGATTTCACATCACGTTCCATGAGGTAGTCACCCATTGCGTTTTTGACTTTCTTGAGGGCAGTAAAGCCAGAAGTGTTAGTCAAGAAGAATGAAGTTTGTTTGATAGCTGGGTCAACTTTAGCTTCGAGATCAATAATGTCATCCCATTTAGCCAATGTTGGTTTAGTTGGGAGTGTTGCGATAACTTCCAAGATAGCTTTGTTACGAGTAACAACAACTTTCTTCGCAATCCAACCAGACAACCAAGCAAGGATATTTTCGGCAGAATCAGCAAGCAAGCTGTTAGTTACTGTTGAAATACCGGCGTAGCGTTTGATTGTGTAGCGGATAAGAGAAAGTTTTGGATCATCGTTAGCACCAATTTGTCCAGCTTCATCGTCAATTTTATTAAGACCAGTGATTTCAGCCCATTTTTCATAGACACGAGAACCAGTAAGGGTAGTTACGTTCTCAACGTTAACATACTCTTGCAATGAATCGTATTGACGAACCAATGTATTGATAGCTGTGCGAATATCTTGAGGGATAGTCAAGCCAGCGTCTGAGCCAGTAGCGTCTGTTTTAGAATCAAGCAAGTTTTGGTAACGACCACGAACGAGGTTTTTAAAGTCTTTAACAAAAGAATCTTTAACTTCTTCTTCGTTCTCAGTCAATGGTTTCTTGTCTTCTTCAGACATGTTAACCACTTCGTTAGCACGCGCTTCTGTGTATTGTTCTTTGAACATGTCACGTTTCATTTTGGCAGTGTCACGTTCGTTTTTGATTGCTTGCAATTCTTCAGCGGTTACTGAATCATCAAGCATAGCTACGTTAAGTTTTTCATTCAAGTTTTCGACCTTGTCGCCTTGTGCAATCCAAAGGTCATGCAATTCGTTTGATGTTTTCATCAATCATCTTCCTTTCATTTTTCAAGTAAAATCGCCAATTTCTGCTCACGCAATGAATTGGTTTTAGGTGTAGCAATCATATTCTTAAATTTAGTGATCGCTGATTTGCTTGGTAGTTGATGCACTGCATTAGTAACCATGACTTCTTCTTCATCTTCGTTGAAAAACATGATTTCATCCGCAAAGCCTTTATCAACAGCGGTTTTAGCGTTAAGCCATGTCTCTTTAGCCATGAGACCAAGTAATTCTGGTTGTTTGAGGCCAGTCTTCATCTCGTACGCCAAAGCAATAGATTCATCAATGCTATTTAATACTGCTGATTGATGTTCCAGATCATCGCTATTACCAACGATACCAGTAGACGCTTTGTGAATCATGATATGCGCCGTTGGGCTGATACGCACCGTATCACCGGCCATAGAAATGACACTCGCAGCACTAGCCGCAAGCCCTTGTACATTAACCAAGATACGCTTGCCACTGGCTTTAAGCATGGTATAGATTTCGCTAGCTGCGAACACATCACCACCATTTGACGCAATATTAAGCGTAATCTCTTCGTCTTCATCGTTAGCGATGGCTTCTTGTACCAATTTAGGATAGGTACTAGACATACCGAAATATTCATAGAATGCCCCAGCGTCATCGCTCACAATATCGCCTTTAATGTCAATCTTGCCCATTTATCTCACCTCCTTTCAATGTGGTACGGTTAGGGTTTTTACCCTCTGGCAACTCTTTAGGCAAAATCTCAGCTTGTTGCAAAATATACAAGCCTTGATTTTGTGCGAGCGTGCCACTTTTGACCATGCTATTGATACGACTGATATAGTTAGCACCAGTCGGGTCAACCGCTGGGAAAATATCTGCGTCCACATCGCATGAAAGTTTTTGAGATAACTCACTGAGGAACGGTCTTAAGTAACGTACTACTGCTTTAGAATAGACGTTTGAGCTCATTTCTAGTGAAGACTGTTGGTCTCCTTGTCCTCCGACAACGTTCTCTGGGATACCGTAGACTTTTGCAAATTGTCCGGTCGTCCAGTCCGCTTGCTTAAGTAGTTGGGCCACGTTGGACTTGATTTCAAGAGGTGTGAAGTCCTCTAAATCATCCAGTACCAACGGACCGCCTTGCATTTGCTTCATCGCTTGTCGTGAGCGTGAGACCTTAGTTTTAAAATCGAGCAACCCACCGCCTTTGATTTTCAAAATACCATTGGCGTTTAGGGCGTTCTTAAGTGAATTAAGCGTTAGCTTATCACTGGCTTTCTGAATGTCCAATTCTCTACCAAGAGCCATCAACGGGCTTACGCTTGTCAAACCACCGTCCACGGATAGCAATCTAAAATGTAAGATGTCGCTTTGTGGAACGTGCTGTTTTGGCGGTATGCGTGGGTCATCGAATGTGATGTTATAGTAAAGACCATTCTGATTATCCAATCGGTTGAAAGTGACTTGAGACGGTCTTAAATACTCCCACTTCATATCACGCCCGTTATCATTACGCCATCGATACGCAAAGGCTTCCCCGCCCAAAAGCATTTGAGCAAAGATAGACTGGTAAAAGTTAAAGCGGTTAGCATTGTTTGACGGGTTATCCACAATGCCTTGCATTTGTTTTCGGCTAGTCGTTAGTTTAGCAGTCGCAAGGTCGTTAGATAGCTGACTGATAATAGAGAATAGGTCCGAGTTTTTTAGAGCAGTTTCAGCCGAAACCCACTCACTACCATTCAAGGTAGCTAAAAACTCTGGATCAGTGATATCAAAAAAGCCCCCTTGATTGCTCGGTGGGCTTTCGGTTGCTAAATTAAATATCGGCAATTATTATCACCTCCTTTCTAGCCTTTCTTAGCGGCTAGCTCACTAATTAAACCTGCCAATACGAATGTAACGGTCATGCTAACGCCAAACCACACGTAACCGAGGTTATAAGTGGTTAAATTAAGCGAAATTGCAGCTAAAATGAACATCAAAATGTCAAAAATGGCCCAAATTACTTTAAAAAACTTTAAAATCATGTGTTAATATTCCTCCAACAGCCCACTATCTGGGTTTTTTAGCCAATTTAAAACGGCTTCTTGACTCATGTGTTCTACCTTCCACGTTGGATTGTTAGTGATAGCGTAGTCTTCGAACGCATACATGCCATCATAAAACGCATCGATAAGAGCATCCACAACGTCAATCTTGTAAGTAGATTTCATTTTGTCTACTTGGATACCGATGTTATCCTCTTTAATTACCGCATTTATCAAGGCTTTTCGCATGATTTCGTCATCAAGTCGAGTGATATTGCCTTCGATGAATAGCGTTTGAAGGAATTTTGTAGGGTCTTTCAACTCACTTGTACGCTGCCTAATCGGCATAAGTGGAAAGCTAGTGTTAGATTCCAAAGCCTTGATAATCTTTGAAACTCCCATAGCGTCGTAGCCAAAGAAGACCACATCAAGCTGATTGTCTTCTACATACTCACAAAACCAACGATACACTTCCTCTGGGTTGATAAGCCCTTGTGGATGGCTTGTGATCGTACAAAAACCCTTGGTTTCCAAGTCTCGATAGTTAACGCCATCTTGCTCCATTTTGGCTTCTAGCGAACCCGCTTGCTGCCAGGGAATAAAACTGTGCTGTTCGATGTGCCATTTCTGACTACCGTCTTCAGCAACGTAAGGGTAGACAAAGCCAATAGCCGTATTATCGCTAAACATTGACGCATCCAACCCGACATAAACACGCTTACCCTTGATATCAAATTCATCAACGACTGCATTCTCAATATCGTCTAAATCTAGGAAGCTATTGCTATCAGCAAGTAACCAACAATTCATGTTCTTAACTTGGAAATCAGCAAGTTTTCCCATAAGCAGCTTTTTATCACGCTCGGAAAGTAGCCCCTTCATCAATCCATCTTTTAGTTTCGGATGGTTAAGCAAAGGATTACTTTTTGCCCACGTTTCTGGTTTAAACACTTCTTCTAGGTTATCTTGCGACCAAATTAAACATAATTGATCATCACCAGAGCGGTCAAAGTCACGCTCCATGATTTCAATAAGTTTCTTTTGCTCTTGATGAAACGGCACATCGGGCGTTTGGTAAGAGGTCGAAATCTCAATAAAGCGTGAACCTTCAGTATTAACTTGCCCGGATGTGATTTTAGAGATACCTTCATCCGTTCTAAGCTCACCCACCTCATCCGCCACGGCAAGTTTAAAGTGTTTACCGTCAAATTTACCAGATTCAAACGAAATGGTATGAATAGTATTGGCATCTACGAGAGATTTAATTTCTCGTGAATATAATTGGACTTGTGTTTCTTCTGCTAGCGACTTAAATGGCTCATTCTCTATGATTCTAGCCATCATAGATTTAACATAAGTGTATAACTTCATCGTTTGGTCGAAGTTTAATGAGCTAACAAGAAAATCTTGGTTACTTTGCCCGATAATCTCAATCAAATAAGAGAAATTAAGGCAGATACCAGCTATCATCGTTTTCCCTTGCGAACGTGCAATAGAAATGATGATATTTGAAAACCTTGGCACATTGTCCAAATCGAACCATGCAAAGAGTTGGGCAAATATGAAATACTGCCAATCCATAGGCTCTAGCTTTTGGCTTAGATCATCAACGTTTGGCACTAATGATAGGAATTTCAAGAAACGGTTAAACGCATCAACCGAATAGACATAAGGAAAATCGCTATCCCCTTGTCTTTGCAAGTCTCGAAGGTGTCTAAAACATGCTAATTGAATGTTGTAACCAGCGACAATCTTGCCATCTAGCACGTTAAAACAGTATTGTGTGCCATAGTCGGTATATGTTTTTCGCTCGTAAGAAAAATCGATGCTATTATAAGCACCGATTACATCTTTCGTTTTAGTTAAATCAATCTCTTGCATGTTTCACCTCCTTTATTTAAAGAATGCTGCCATTTTATCTTTCATCGAAGAATTATCCGCTTGACTTCCGGCTATTTCAGCCAATTCTGCCCGTCCTTTAGGGGTCAAACCTAGCTGAATACCTATTTTATTAAGGGTTTCAGTGGCATCTTTCATTGTCGCAACGGCTGGGTTTTTTTTAAAGCCCATAGACTGCTCGCCTAGAATCTCGCCACTACCTTGTGCTTGGATAACTTTTTTAATTTCAATTTGGATACCGTTTTCTTTGACATCCTCATAGGCTTTCTTGTAAATCTCGTAGTTAGTGCAGTAGGTTTCCACAAGAAACGTGTCAATGCGTTCGACCTTTTCTGTTGCTTTTAAATACGGAATAATTTTAGTCCAAACTGACCTCGCCACTGTGCCCAAATAGTTCGGTGGGTCAATGGGTAGAAAGCGGTCATTTTGCTCGTAAAACGGTTTCCGTTTGGCTGGTGACTTATTCGCCATTTTCTCACTTCCTATCTTTGTTATGACACCGCTTAAAAACCCTCAAAATGGCGTGCGATACAAGAAAACACCTCGTGGTGGCTCTCCTTGGCACGAGAAAGGGGCGGGGGTCAATTTTAAATCGTCTCGAGGGTTATTTATACCACCCTTATTCTAAAATCGTGCTATGGGCTTATTAGAGGGGTTTAACAACGTCCTCTTTTTTGCGGGCTATTAAACCTGCCCACGCATCCACGGAAAGCCGCAGCTCCGTGTTCTGTTTCGTTCTATTTTGGCCAGTGCCATAGATTTCTTGTTCCAAGGTACGTTTGGTGTTATCGCAGCTCCTACACGTTGCTACCACATTTGAAATTTCAGTCCTAAGTTCTGGAGCTATTTCAACGGGTGTTACGTGGTCGCCTATGCGTGCGTCTGGTGTGGTCACACCCAAGGCAAGACAATACTGACATAGATAGTTGTCACGTTCTAACGCAATCTTACGAATAGATGACCAAGTCTTTGAACGATAGAATGCGTAGCGTTCCTTACTCTCATCGTCTCGGTTCCTCACTCGTGTGTTGTATCTTGTCCGTGAGTATCTCTGTCTTTCCTCTGTGTATGCTGCTTCCATACTGCTATGTGTACTACAGTAATGTAATGGTCTCTCTGTTAGAGCATGGCATCCATCCGCCTTGCATCGTCTGACCATCGGCATGGGTATACCTCCTCTCAGATAAACTAAAAGAGAACACTACTGTGTCCTCTTGATTCGATAATACTATATTACCACGTTGATAGTATGGTGCACTATAGATTGGTATATACCACTACAGATTAGTCCAAATACTTCTCAGCTTGTCTTACCTTCACATAGTATGTTGCCCTACTAAAGCCCATACGGTCACATATCTGCCAGATATCTAGCTGGTCTATGTACACCATCTGGAGTAGGGAGCGTGCCTCTATATCCCCCACCTCTGCTATTTGACGGCGGAAGTCTCGCTTTTGCTTAATAGCTTCGACAAGGAAATGTTTCATTTCCTCCCGTTCCGTCATAAGTTCCACATAGACATCATCCTTGCCCTTACGTTTCCCACCTTGTACCATGTCAACTTGCATAGCACCAGCCGTAACTTTAAGGGCTTGTGATTCCAACCTTTTAATCTGTTCTGTCTGACTGTCAATGTACCTGTCTAATGCCTTTATCTTTTGCAGCCGTTCCACTGTTCTCATAAATACGATTCCTTTATGGTATAATAATATTAACAAATTCGTAGAAGTCCTGGGCATTAGTCTAGGTCTTTTTTTTATACAAGAATAAAGAAGGATTAGGTTATCACCTCCCATGCGTTAGATTTAGCCATGCCACCAGTAATGCAAGACTAGGGTGAAAAGAAATCAAAAAGGATTCCTCGATTCTAATTATTTATTTACTGGATTTTGTGAGCAAGGTCTGTCAGCTTGCCTGTGTCGAAAAAGTGTTAAAAAGTGTCTTAGCCACCAAATATAGTGTGACAGACTGATAGCCAGTGACGGAATCGAACCGTCTATACCATTCTGGCTACAAACCCATTGCCAATGCCGTGTATAGAGCACGCTTAACGCTGGGTTTCTTACGACCTAATTCGCCTTTAGTGCGATATTCGAGAACGATGCGGTCGACTTCATCGTCTAGTTTTTCAGGCCATTCGTAATTATTTAAGACATATTTAGCAATCTTACTGAATAAGTCTCTGGAAAGTAGCCCTTCCATTTGAATGACCTTGAGCGGTGTTAGAACGATACATTCGACATAGCATCGATTGATTGAGTCCTTGATTCTGTTAGCTTCTTTTCTATCGCAGCCTTTAACGTCCATGATGTATTTAGCTAGGCTATTCTTATAATTCGCTCGTAGCCCTTCCACTTCCTCTTTGAATCGTTTAAACAGTCCCTCTGGCAGTCCTGCGTTGATTTTATCCAAAACCGGTTTAGTGGTTTTCCCTCTTGTATAGTGCGTAGACAGATAGTCTTGAAGGTCGTTGAATAATTCGTCAGAAATAATGCCTTCTAGTCGTTCGGCAGTCGCTGGTGAGATTCTCGCACGTTCAACGACTGCGCTATTAAACGCTTGATAAATGATGCGAGCTTGTAACTCACTGCACTGTTTCACATCTTGGAAGAACCGCTTATAATCTCTCGGGTGTGCTTTCCTCAGTGATGCATGCTCGCTGACTAACCGTTGATATAATTCTGGTGTCAGCCCTGAATATTGGTATGTTTTACTCATGAGCCACGCCCCTCAATCACTTTGCGATCAGCGATATATCCCTCTAATGTTATTCCCACAGCTTCGAATGAGGCGTATTCGCACACAGTTCTCTTAACCACCATTGTAGTAAGTGCTCTTGTGTTTCTTGGACCTCTACCGCAAATAATAGCTACGTCTCTCCTAAAGCGTTTTCGCTCGAAAGCCATATCATAAAGTTTAGATACATTTCTCATTACTGATTTTTTCAATTGTCGTTTGTTCATTGTTTCACCTCTGCCAGTTTTGGATTTGTGTGTATGTTTCCGATGATTTCAACTTCGAAGATATCTGTGTTAAACAAATCGTATAGAGGAGTTTCTTCAACCTTTCTTTTAGTTTCTTTAGAAACAAACATCGCTTTATCTTCGTTAAAAGATACAACTTCCAACCAGCTTGATAGGTTGGTTACTTTTAAAACATCCCCCTCAAAGATTTCCTTGTCATTCTTATCAGTGAGCCCAGTTGATTGCATTAAAACACAATCGTTGCTCTTGCACATCCAAGTGGTAGCGTCTCCGATAAAATCAAGCTCACCATTATAGAAATTCATTTCTTCCACTTCTATCATTTCTTTATCTTCTTTAAGCCACGCTCTATATCTTGGAATCATTGTCCTCTCTCCTTCAAATAGCTAGGGATAT